ACTATTCGAGATAGTTTAATCGACTTGCTAGGATCGCAAGCGGCGGGGCGCTACCGCGTTATCGGCTACCAAGAACAAAACCAAGACGCTAGCGAAATAGTAGGTACGGATCGATCGGTTCAAGTCTACTATTCTCGTGGTGAGTTTCCGAAATCGGCGGCAAGCGTAACTGGACCGTACCGGCATAATATGACGTTTCGTTTAGATATGTTCGTATCCGCGCAAGCGGAAGGGGATCTATCTGTCATATATGACCCTAACGCTAGTCCGGCGGCGATTGCGGCGGCACTTGATTTGATGAAACCAGCGGCAGAAGCGGCGGAAGATTCTTTTAACGAATTTTTCGACGTTCTATATCAAGTGTTAATGGCGGCGGATCAAGTCGACCTAGACTTGACACCTAAAATCATTCGTAACCGATGGGTAGGTAGTGTCGAAAAGGACGAGCCTATACCACGGGGCGAATACGTGGTTATTACCGGCGCTACGGAATATACGTGTATTACCGAAGAAAAGGTAGGTGGGTTAGAGGGTACGGCGGGTAGTATACAGGATATTACGTTAGAGGTAAGAAACCTAGACGATACACTAGACAATGATAAGGCCGGGGTTTTTGTAGACCCGTAGGCCAGAAAAGGAGCGTATAAAATGGCGGCGCCTTTAACCCCTAGTACAATTAATCAAACGTCTTTAGCGGCAATCGTGGGGGCGGCTGTTAAGAATGTTCAGTTTGTTCCAAGTGCTAATGTTTTGCCCCGTAAGATTCTTTTAATCGGGACATATGATCCCTCTTTGAATCCTGGGATCGCTAAGAATACGCCGGTACTAGTCACTAGTCCCGAGGAAGTAGCGGCGGCATATGGTAGGGGCTTTCTACTCCACCGTATGGCTATTGCCTCTTTTGCTGGTTCCCAGGGTGTAGAAACGTGGGTAGCCCCGCAAGACGAGGAGGGGGCGGCGGTTGCCGCAACCGGCGATTTTACGATCGGCGGTATTGATGCGGACGAAAGCGGTACCTTACATATGTACATAGCCGGGGATTACGTCCCGGTTACGATTGCTAAGGGCGATACGGCGGCGGAAATCGCAACGGCGGCGGCGGCGGCGATTAATGCTAATCTTGATTTACCTGTTACGGCGGCGGTTAATGGCGGCGTTCCGGAGCAAGTAGACGTTACCGCAAAGTCAAAGGGACTTTACGGTAACTTTATTTCTATGGAAGTGAATTTAGGATTTCAGCAAAAGTTACCATTCCCGATTACGTTTAGTCGAACCAATCTTAGCGGCGGATCCGGCGTTCCTGATGTTACGTCCGTTTTGGGCCAATTAGGACAAGGCGATTTACAAAACGCTGATTTTTTCACTGATGTTAATCATGGGTATCCGGGTGATACAACTACATGGGATTTACTAAGCGCCTACAATGGTGAGGGTAACGATTTTACCGGCAACTATTCTAAGACGGTTTCCCGTCCGTTTAGGGTATTAGACGGTTCTACGGAAAATTCGTTAAATACGCTTGTAACGCTTGGTGATTCGAGGAAACAGGATAGAACAAACGGACTTTTGACTATTCCGCAATCCCCGTCGCATCCTACGGAATTCGCTTGTCTTGCTATGGGTATCGAGGCGGCAACGAATAACAACCGCGCCGAAGAGTCTTACATAGGTAAGATTTTACCGGGGGTTTGGCCCGGCGGTTTATCTGAGTGGAATTCGCAATACAGCGGACGGGACACGGCATTAAAGGCGGGTATTAGCCCTACGTTGGTAGAGGGCGGGGCGGTAGTGTTACAGAATGTAGCGACGTTCTACCATCCCGATAACGTCCCCGTTGATAGCAATGGATACAGATCGCAGCGTAATATCTCGATTATTCAAAATCTTTTGTTTAACGTTAAACTGAATTTTTCCCAGGAAAAATGGCAGTCTATTACCATTGTTGATGACGTTACAAAGGTTTCGAATACGGTAGACCGTGAAAAGGCGAAAGACGTAGACGCGGTTATCGATGACTTGGTAGCGCTCGCTACTGCATTTGAGGGTAACGCTTGGATCTTTAGTGCCGGGTTTACCGTGTCCAAGTTACAAGAGGGCGGACTAGTGGTAATTAGGCCCGGGGGTACCGGCTTTAATACTACGCTGCCGGTTGTCCTTAGTGGCGAGGGCGGTATTTTCGATAATATCATTCAATTCGACACGTCGTTAGCCGTGTTTTTCTAGGAATAGAAAGGGGTAGCTAAATGTCTGATACAGCCGGAAGCATTCGCAAACTGACTATTGAGGGAATCCCTTTTAGAGTCGCGGCGGACGCTAACATAACTGAAACCGTAACCCAATTCGAAAACTCTATGATCGCTACTAGTGGGCGCGCTATGCGGAAAATGGTTAAGCGCATCCCCATGCGCGAGGGCGTAACCCTGATTACGAATGGCGACGAAAGGGAAACGCTAAAGAGTTTCGCGGAAGGGGTAGACGATCTTAAAATTTCGTATACTAACGCCGGGGGTGATACCTATAGGTGTGAGGGTACGATCGAGATCGAAAACAACGAAACCGAAGAGAACCGGACAACTTGCCAGATCCACCCGCGCGAAGATTGGACATTTTTCGCGGGGTAGATCCGGCACTAATTTAGGGAGCAATTGAAATGTCAGATCCGAAACTATCCAAAGAAACCGCTACGGAACAATTAGAAATCCTATTGGACTATTACGATATAGACGATAGTGATTTTATAGATGACGAAACGGGGGAAGTTTCCCCCGCTGTAGCGTCCATTAAACGGAAGCTAATCAAGGCGCTTTCGAAGGGGCGGCTTGAATTGGAATTCGATGATAACGGGCAATTTACCGGCTACGTTTTCCAGCATTTAGAGGGCACATATAAAAAGCTCGAATCTCCTGTTAAGTACAAGAAACTAGGGGGCGCGGCAAAAGTGGCAACTAAAGAGGCGGGGGAAAACAACAAATATGGCAAGGTATACGCTTTAATGGGATCCCTTTGTGGTTTCGGATCGGCGGCTATGATTAAATTGGACGGTCCGGATTCTTTAGCAATGGAAAACCTAGGTCTACTTTTTTTGTTAGCGTAATCCCTCGCATTGATCAAATGCTAGGGAATCTGTTCTATAGAAAAGTAGACCCGGCGCAATTAAAGGGAATGTCTTATCGTGAGTTGTGTTATTGGAACGATTGGCATGAATTGATGGTAAGACAAGAAAAGACGTTATTACCTAATGCCTAATTTCGCCGTTAAAACCGTCTTTACTGCACTTGATAAGATCTCCCCTGCATTCAAGAAAATGGGGAAAGCCGCTAGCCGGTTCGGTAGTGTAGCGGAGGCGGCACTATTGAAGGCGTCCAAACGGGGACGAAACTTTAAAGACATAGTAGGCGGTATACTTAGCGCGCAAGTGATTAGCCGGGGCGTGGTAGCATTACAAAGTGGTATACGTGAGGTAATATCGGAATTCATACAATTCGACGCGGCGCTAACCCGCGCCGCCGCAAAATTCCCAGAAAAGATCGGTAAGGGTACAAAGGCTTTCGCGGAATTGAAGGCGGCGGCGCGGGACGTAGGCGCAACTACAGAATTTTCGGCAAGGGAAGCGGGGGAAGGGTTAGAGTTTCTTGCTATGGCGGGTTTCAATGCGGCGCAAGCTACCGCACTATTACCGGCTACAGTTGATTTGGCTACAGCGTCTAATATGGATTTGGCGCGCGCTACGGACATAGCTAGTGATGCACTAGGCGCTTTCGGCCTTATGACAAAAGACACGGGGCAACTGACAAAGAACCTTACCCGGGTTAACGATGTTTTCGCCGCTACCGTTACTAGCGCTAATGTCGATATGGAAAATCTTTTCGAGTCGATGAAAATGGCCGGTCCGGTTTTCACAACAGCGGGGCAATCGATCGAAACTTTCGCGGCGGCTACGGGTATTTTGGGTAGCGCGTCCATTAAGGGATCGCTAGCTGGTACGGCATTAAGGCGAGCTATCATAAATCTATCTAAAAAGGGTAGCGACGGCGCGAAGAAATTAAAGGCTATGGGGATTGCTACGCAAGACGCTAGCGGCAATTTCCGCGATCTATTCGACATACTAGGAGATGTATCAGAAAAAACCGCCGCTATGGGTACGGCTCAAAAGTCTTCTACCCTGGAAACGATTTTTGGTGCCCGGGCGATTTCTGCTATTAGCGTACTACTCGACAAGGGGAGGCAAGGCTTAAAGAGCTATCGCGAAGAGTTGATCAATAGTGGCGGCGCAAGTGCCGAAATGGCGAAAAAGATTCGCCAGTCTTTGGACAACCGGCTAAAGGTTCTTAAATCGACGTTGATAGAATTGGGTTTCAAGTTTGTTGAAGCATTCGAAGAACAGTTACCCGGGGCGATCGATTCGGCGTTAGAGGCGATCCGTAAATTCGACGTTAAGCCGGTAATCGAGGCGATGAAAGATTTAGTATCAGCGCTTAAATTCTTATTCAAATGGGGTAAGAAACTAGCGCCGGTATTGGCCGGAATTGCCGCCGGTTTTGCGGCGGCGAAAATCGCAGTTTTCGCGGTAGCGATAAAGGGGGCGATAGCTGGTTTTATTGCACTTGTACCGGCGATAATGGGCGCCGGATCTGCTTTCGCGGCGCTAGGTGTCATATTTGCCGCTAATCCTATCGGCGCTATTATTACGGGGGTAGCGCTTCTTACTACTGGTATTGTTTTGCTATGGCAAAACTGGGATACCGTAACCGAAAAAATGGGTAAGGCGTTCCTATTCTTGAAGGGGAAACTAGACGCCGCTTGGAATTGGTTTTCTAAGATGCTAGAAAACCCGTTTTTTACTACGGTCGCTACTATCGTAGCCCCTTGGCTAACAATCCCGGCGTTAATCGTTAAACACTGGGAACCAGTCCGTGATTTCTTTATCGACATAATCAATTATTGGGCGGATTTGATAGGCATTAAAAATGCAATTGTGAAAAAGGCCGGGGGTAGCCGTGAAGATTTAGAGGCGGGTTTCGCCGGGGGTTTTGCGGGTAAGAAAAAAGGCGCTTTCGCCGGGTCTAAAGATGTAGACAAGACGGGGGATAAACTAGATAAGGCATTAGGCAAGGGGTTTGCAGACAAGCTCAAAAACATTAAGCCGCCTAGCGCGAAAGCTCTTAAAGCATTAGAACGGGATAAAGAGAAAAGCATTTCCGGAAAAGACGCGGCGGCGCTTAAAGCGGGTTTCGCTGGTATGTCGGAATCATTGAAGGGGATCGGCATATTTGGCAAGAAACCGGAAGCACCTAACGCGGCGGCGGTAGAAACGCGGCGGGTAGAAGAAAAGCAAACGGCTAGTGCGAAACTTACGATCGAAGGCGCGCCGCCGGGATCGAAATTACAGAAACCTAAGAATATGCCGCCTAATATCGATATGGATTTATTGGGGGCCAATGTCTAATGAGTATTATTGATGACATTAGGAACGCGCTAGGACTAGGCCCCAATTCATGGGATGAAAGGCTAGCGGCTACTATTGGTTTCACATCTCCGGACGGTAACGAATTTACCGCATATTGGCGCGGATCGCCACGGTCCAAAGATAAGAAGCTAGGGATTTTTCTTTACCCGGGGCTTAAAGGGAACGTAGTACAAGATCTAGAAGTGAATAGTTCTAGATTTTCTATTACGTTCTATTTCGAGGGTAAAGACAACGATAAAGAGGCTAACCGCTTCTACGCCGCTTGCGATGAAAGGGGTTTATGGGAAGTTATCCACCCGGTACACGGTCTTTTCGGATTGCAGTTAATTTCAGTAACGGAAAACGCGCAACCCGTAGAAAATGGAAACATAACCGAAATCACTACCGAGTGGATAGAACCGATCGATCCGGCTACTTTGAAGACGGCGCGGGAATTGGCCGGGATCATAGACTCCGGTGTAAAAGACGTTAATCTAAATGCGATCGAAGAATTCGTAGCGAAGGTAAACCAGATTAGCGATAGTATAACGGGCGCGATCAAAGACGCTACTAGTCTAGTGCAGGATATTTCAGAGCTAGCTTTCGCCCCTTTGAATGCTATTAATGATTTGGTCGATAGTACCTTTAACAGTATTCAAGACGCTATCAACGATACCCTTAACGCTACGGTTGTCCAGGCTAGGGCGCTAGCCGGACAAACACAAGACTTGATACAAACCCCTTTGCTTGCGTCGAATAGTCTTCAATCTAGACTAGGTATCTATAGCGACGCTACCGGGTCCTATTCTGATACTATTCCGGAAGTGGGAATAACCGCGATCGAATCCAATAAAGCGGCGGTAGCAGAATTAGCTATGACCGCTTCTTTGACTGGTACGGCGCAAATCGCTACTATGTCAGTCTTGAAACCTAATAGGATTTTGATCCCTACCTCTACGGGCAATCAAGCGATTACCCCGGAAACGCCGCCACCCACTAGCAGCGATAGCATAACTACCCGGGCGCAAGCAGTAGCGGCGGCACAATCGATTGCGGATCTGTTTAGCCAAGTAGTAGACGATCTAGACGCCGTACAATCGCGATTTGCGGACGCCGGTATAGATGGCCAATTCTTTACACAAACTAGAAGCTACGCCAGTCTATCGCAACTCATAGGCCGGACA